CTTTCGCAGCGACGCCGATTGCGACAAGCGTCGCGCCAGCTGCTATTGCCGCATAGCCGTTCAGCGATTCAAGCGCAGTCTTGCACGCTTCGACGCCGATGCCTTCTGCAATCAGAATTTCGCCTTCTTTGACGGCCATGTCAGCAAGCGGCGTCAGCAGCGCTGCGAAGATTGCGCCTGCGTTGACTTCCTTCAAGCCGAATAGCTGGTCTGCAAGTTCCTGACAGCCGGCGCTGAAGCCGCTGATGATAGCGTCATGAAAGTCTTCTGACAGCTGGCGCGCGCGTTCTGCTGCGCGTTCCATTTCGTCAAGCATCGCGTTCAGCTGTTCTTCGAACTGCGCCTGAATGTCGGCGTCAAGCGATTCTTGCATTTCTTGAATCGACTGTTCGAACATCGCGTCAATTTCTGCTGCTTCGCGTATTCTGTCAGTCCATTCTTTCAATGCAATGTCGCCTTCATAGAACTGCGACACAAGCTGTTCAAGTTTGCGCTGCGACGATTCATCGACGTCGACACCAGCCTTCAGAACGATGCCCAGCGCGTCAGCATCAATCATGTTTTCTGCGCCGCGCAGATTCAGATTGACGTAGTCAGCAAGCATTTCCGGCGACAGTATGCTGCCGTCAGACAGAATCGGCGACACAAGAACTTTGACTTCCTGGCCGCTGGCGTCTTTCGTTTTGACTATCTGCGAAAACAGCGTCTGAACTGCGTCGCCGGCATTCTTCCAACCAGCAGCGACCAGATCCGCGCCGTCGACAAGTTTGCGCTTCAGCAAGTCGACGTTGCCGCCGGCTTCTTCAAGATTCTTCTTCAGCTGTTCTGTCGGGTCAAGTTGCTTCTGCTGTTCCGGCTTCAGCTTCAGTTTCGAAGTGTCGATTGCAGACGTGTCGATGCCGGCGCCGTTGTTCTGTATCTGCTGAATGCGTCGCGTTTCTTCGTTGAATGCAGCGCGTGCCGCATTCGCCGCGATGATAGCGTCGACAGCCTTTTTCGCTTCGTCTTCGCTGCTGCCCTGATAGAATTCAGCAAGAACGGTCAGCGCCGCGCTGGTGCTGTAATCGTTGCCAAACTGCGCAAGAAAGTCGTCGACGATGCGCTGGTCTTCGGCCGTCATCTTGTACTTCTTGCCCTGGTTGCGCTTCGAATACTGGTCAAGCGCGTTCAGCAGCGTGTCGTTCGGCGCGACTTCAGTGAAGAACTTTTCAACGGCATCGCGGTTGCGCGTGTTCTGCTGAAGACCTGCTTTCGACAGATATTCGTTCAGATCCGCGACGCGCACACGTTCACGCTGCGCGATTTCTGCGTCGTATAGCGGCTTGATTTTGTCAAGATACTGCTTCGCATATTTGGCGCGCTGTTCATACGTCAGTTTCGTGTCGCGCATCAATATCTGAAGCTGCGCAAGTTCGTCTTGCATCTGCGACTTGCGAATGTTGATGCTGTTCTGAACTTCGAAATCAGCGTCGTGTGCTGCCTGACTGCGGCCGGCCGCCGACATCGCGTCGCCGATGCGCTTGCCGAAGCCGTTCCAGTCCCAGTTCGTCAACGCAGTCAAGAACGTGTTCCAGGCGGTTTTCATGCGCGACATTGTGTTGTCCCACAAGTCGCCGAAGCGCTGCGAATGATGTGCGAACTTGTCAGCAAGCGCGACAAGACCGGCGCCGACGGCCGCCCAGATAGCAGCGGCTTTCACGCCGATGCCCTTGATTGAATCAGTGAACGACGACGTCTGCTTCTTCGCGTCGTTCATTCCCTTGTCGAATTCGGACTTCTTCAGTCCCAGTTTGACCCAAAGGTCGCCAATCTTGCCCATTGTATCAGTGCTTCTTTTTCTTGTTGAATAGTGCGTCAAGCGCAGCTGCTTCTTCTGCTGTCACGCGGCTGCATTCAAGTGCGCGCTTGATGTCGTCAGGATTGTTCGCGGCAGTTTCCCAGGGGAAGCGGCAGAACGCTTGCGGCGATTGTGGCGCGCGGCCGCGTTTGTAGTGCGGCGACAGCAGCTGCCAGACTTCCCAGCGCTTCAGTTCCCACTGCATGCGCCTGCTACGGTCGAAGCCGTCAAGACGCAGCTGAAATTCATGAACTGAAGTCGTCGCCGCTTGCAGTTCAGACAGACCGCAGTCGCCTATCAGGAACGCTTCGATTTGCGCGTAATCCAGCCGAAAAACGCTTTTTTTTTACGTTCTTCTGCCGGCTTGTCGTCAGACTTCGTTTCTTTCGCGTCTGCTTTTGTCTGTGCGGCGTCTTTGATAAGCTGCTGAACAGTTTTGCCGGTCAGCGCTTCAAGTGCGAAATTCAGCGCTTTTCCGAAGTTTTCCGGGTCTGCTGTCATGAACGCATGAAAGTCGCCGCGCTTGAACGGCGCGTCTTCGACAGATCCGCAGCCGTCAAGAACCCAGGCATTCAGCGCTGCTGCGAACATGATGTCTGCATACAGTTCGAAGACGACGGCCGAACGCTGCGCTTCGCTTTCGTCGTCTGCATGGTCGCGTTCGAACGATGCGCCCTGCACACCTTCGAATGTGAACAAGTGCGGCGTGAACAGAAGATTCACGTTCACGCCGTCACTGATTTGAATCGTTCTTCGTAGTGAACGCATAGTGTGTCAGCTTTTAGACATGCGTCACAGCGCCGGTCACAGTCAGACTGATAGTGCGCGATGCTACGCCGCCGAAGTCATTCGTGTCACTGATTGCAGTGATGATTGCGTCGCCGTAGTCGCCAGCAGACACAGATGATCCAGTGATAGTGCCGACGGCCCAGTTCACGACGGTGCCGGCCGCAAGTGCAGCAAGCGCGCTGTTCTGTGCGCTGTCGGCTGGATCTGCGAAGACAGTGATTTCGACGGTTGCGCCCTTCTTGCCAGCGATGAACTGCGCCCAGTCAGTCGACTTGTCGCTGATTTCAACAGCTTCGGCGGTGCGGTTCAGACTGTTCGACTGTTCGCCGCCAAGCCAAGTGTACGAAGAACCTACCTTGATGTAGGCTTTCTTTGTGTTTCCAAGTGCTTTTGCCATAGTGGTATGAATTTTTGATGATTATTCTTCAGATTCAGGCGTGAACACGCTTTCGCCGGTTGCGGTCAAGCTGATTGTCCGTGATGCTACGCTGCCGAAGTCGTTTGTGTCGCTGACAGCCGTGATGATTGCGACGCCGGATTCGCCGAATTCGGGTTTGTCGTCGTCTTCATTGATGCCGCCGATTGCATATTCGACACGCGCGCCGGCGACAAGCGCTTCAATCGAAGCAAGCTGCGCAGCATCGTCAGCGTCTGCGAAGACAGTGATTTCAATCGTCGCGCCGCGTTTGCCAGCAATGAACTGCGCCCAGTCGTCAGACTTGTCGCTGACTTCGACGGCTTCAGCAGTGCGATTGACGCTGTTGCTTTGTTCGCCGCCAAGCCAAGTGTAGACGTCAAGCGAATCTTCGACGCTTTCGCAGCGAATGTACGCCTTGATGTGATTGCCAAGTTGCTTTGCCATAGTGTGCGAATTTATTCTTGTGATTCATCGCTGCCATTGTTGGCAGCTGCGTTGTTTTTCTCTACCCAGACAGTGACGTCTTGCAGTACGCGATAGAAGACGGCTGTGCTGTCTTGCGCTTCTTGTTCGTCGAACAGACGAATCTGCCCAGTAACAATGCCGATGACGTCGTAGCCTTCAAGCGACAGACCGGCATCTGCGAACAGCTTGTCGACGTTGCCTTCAAGAAGACTGACGATGTCAGCAACCTTTTCGCCGCTGACGCATTCAATCGTGCAAGTGACAGACCGCACTGCGTTGTCTTTCGTCTGTGGCGCATCTTCGACGACGCTGTGAATTTCGACACGCGGCATGTTTGCCGTGCCGCCAATCTTCACGCCTTCGCGCGTCAGTGCCGTGCGAATCATCTTGAAGACAGATGCAAGTGCGCTTGTAAACTTTGACATATCAGTTGCGGTCTTTGTCTATTACACTGCGAATCGCGTCTGCGATTGCGCCGCTGATTCTGCGCTTGTTCTTTTCGACGGCCGGTGCGAAGAACGGGTGTGCGGTCGTTCCCTTCTTCGACATGGCGCGATTGATAAGAAACGCGATGCTGTTGATTTTCTTGCGGTCTGCGCGAAGCTTCTTCTGCACCCAGGCGCGAATGTCTTGCACTGGCGCCCAGTGTGCGCGGCTGCCGTATTCGACCGCAGCGGCATAGCCGCGCTGTGCGCTGTCGCTGAAGAATCCGATTTCGACTTCTTCTGTGTTCGGCACATTCTGCACGCGCCCAGACTGCGACAGACGGCCGGTGTTGTTCAGCGTGCCGTGATTGTGTCCGGCTGTGCGCATGTTGCGCTGCGCATCTGCGATGACATGCATGCCGGCAGTCTGAAGACCTTTCTTCGCTGCTTTCTGCATGTCAACGAACAGCAGACGGTCGAAGTTCGCAAACAAGCGGTCTTCGCCTTCTACCCAGACGTGATTGCCAGTGCGTGCCATAACTACACAGACGGATTGTCGACGTGATACCAGGCCGTCAGATGCGTCAGCCAGCCGCGCATGTCGATGCTTTCAGGCTGCGAAAAGTGCAGAACGTGACCTTGCCAGATGACGCAGTTGTATTCGACGCTGACGCTTCTGAATTCGATGTCAAGTCCGATGATGTCGGCCTGCTGGAATGTCAGCATCGTCTTTGTCGCAGACATCTGACGCACGCACGCATAAACTTTCAGCACTGGCGTCGGCGTGTCGACTGAAGCGTGACCGAAGTCGTCTTCTGTGACGTTCGCTTTCGCCAGCGTGATTTGCTGATTGAATCGGCGTGCGTTGCGTGTCTGTCTTAACATTGCGAAAGAATCTGTGCAAGTTGTTCGGTGTCTGCGCCGTCATACAGCGCCGTCGCATACTGAAGAACGACAGCGAACAGACTGTCTGCTTGCGCTGGATCTGGCCGCGTCTTGTAAGTGACGATGACTGTTTCTGCGTAAGCGGACAGAAGAAGAAGATTGCCGTCGCGCGTGAAGCCGATTTCGTCATCTTCGCCGTTGTGAACGCTGACGATGTCTTCGGGCGTGTGATACAGCTTGATGATGTTGCCGTCTTCGCGTGCGCGTTCTGACACAGTCAGCTTCAGCGTGCATGGAAGCAGCGACTTGCCGGCAGTGTCTTGAACAGTCTTCATCGCGCGCGTCAGCAGAAGCTTCAGCAGCGCGTCGCGACTGTTGTCCGGCACGCTGGCATACTGCTTCAGCATGTCAAGCTGTGCTTTCTGCGGTTCGGCGCATTCGATGATGTCAAGACGTATCATTTCTTCTTGCGTTTGAACATGTTCTTCACTTTGTCAACAGCTGAAGTTGACGCAGCAGACTTGTCGTTCACTGCGTCAGACTTCTTCTGCTGATCCGTCGCGTCGTCTTCTGTCTTGACAAGCTTGTAGTAGCCGTTGTCTATCATGTAGCGAATGACGGCGCAATCAGCAAAGCGAATGACTTCGCCCTGCTGAATGCCGTCGTGCGCCTTGATGACCTTGACTGTCAAGATTGCCATGTGTCAGACGTTTAGTTGGAAACCTGAAGCGCAGCGATTGCGGTCGTGGCGCTGGCAACATAGATAAGTCCCTTCTTTTTGGGTGTGGGGGTCTTGACCTGCACAGCCTTGCGGAAGTAGACGTCATAGCCGTCGTAGTTGCCGTTGCGAATGAACTCCAGTTCGTAGCTGTTGCCGGCGTAAGGTTCGGCGCAGCTGGTGTCGGCGACGATAACTTCGCCGGTGGAAAGCACGTCAGTCGGGTAGACCTTGATGCCGTCAAGCATGCTGTTGACCTTGTCGAAAAGGTAGTTGCCGTTGTCGTCCTTCAGGGACTTCAGCTGACGGTACAGCGCCCAGGACAAGAAAGCGGCGTTTGCGTGATAGCCGGCTTTCGCAATCTGGTCAGCGGCGTCGAAGATGACGTCTGCGATGTTGGCCTTTGCGACGGCGTGCGCAGCAAGTGCGTTGAAAGCGGTTGCAGCGCCCTTGATGCCGTAGACCTTGTTCGGATAGGTAGCGTCGCTGCCGGCGCCGTTGCAGATTTCGCTGTCAATCTTTGCATCGACAAGACGAACGCCTTCGTTGACGCAGTAGTTGTACAGCTGTTCGAACCAGTCTTCGACTTCGGTCGAAATCTGCATGTAGGTGCAAATCTTGCCGAATGCGCGGGTCTTCTCTGCGAAAGCTACGTCAGACTTCGCAGTGTTCTGCGACAGTTCGGCGACGTAGTCAGCGCCAGACTGCGTTGTTGCTTCGATCCAAGCAAGCTTGTTGCCGGTGCGGGGGCGCATGCCGAAAGCGGCGATGAACACGTTTGCACCAGGAACAGCAGCGTGAATGGCGGGGTCTATCTGAAGACCAAGGAAGCCGTTCGGGCTGATGCTGCCAGTTGTGATGCTGTTGATATTTTTCACTTCAACAGTGATGCTGAACTTTTCAGCATTTGCAGCGACTTTGGCGTCGATGTCAGACTTCTTGTCGTTCAGCGCGTTGCGGAATGCAGTCTTGAAGTCAACCGGCCTTTCGGACAGCTGCTTCTTCAGTTCTGCGATAGTAGCGGACTGCTCCTTGACGGAAGCGTCCAGATTGTCAATGCTGGTCTTCTGACCTTCAATGACAGACTTCTGTTCCTTCACTTCGTTTTCAAGTGAAGCGGCCTTCTGTTCGGCCGTGGCGGCCTGCTGCTTTGCGGCGGCCACTTCTGCGGAAAGCTGTTCGGCTTTCTTCTTGATGTCGTTTTCAGGCATGGTAGTGAATTTTTAGAAAGTGAATGTGTTGTGTTGTCTACATGTAGCTGAAGAAGCGGCGCGCGATTTCGTCTTCAACGACAGACTTCAGCTGCTGGATCTGTTCGTCAGACATCTGCTTCAGTTCGTTCTGAAAGTCTTCAGACTTCGCGTCAAGCAGAATCGCTTTCGGGTTCGCTGCGCGCGTAACCGGCGACGCTTCGATGATAGTGATTGCGTCAAGCACGCGCACGTCGTATTCGTAGCCTTCGCGCTTTTCGTAGTGATAGCGGTCGGCATAGTAGCCGATGCTGAATTCAGTGATTGCGCCGTTCTGAAGCAAAAGAATCGCGTCTTTGCCGGCGCTGGTGGGAAGAATGTCGGCTTCAATCAGAAGACCGATTGCGTCGGCTTTCTTGTCGGTTATGACGCCGATGACTTCGCGTGCGTTGTGCTGATAGCACAGCTTCATGCGGCCGGCGTCTTCGCTTTTCAGAAAATCGTCGCATGCTGTCGGCGCGATGACGTCGCCGTAGCTGTCGATGTTGCCGAACGCGCAGACATACGCCTTGATGTGAAGACTTCCGTCTTCTGACACGGACTTCTGTTCGATGCGGCAGTCAAACGACTTGTGCAAAAGTTCTTTCGGTGGCATAGCTTTTTGAATTATTCTGCGCAAATGTATCGAATCGCTGTCGTCTTCGCGCGTCTTGACGTGTGCCGTTTTTCGCCACACATGAAAAACGAACGGCTGCGCAATCGCTGCGAAGCCGTTCCAGGTATCAAAAGATGAGAAAGAAAGTACAAGCGGCGGGTGCCGTGTTATTTCGGTATGCGAATGCAGCTGCAAGCACAGTTGATGATTTCGCCGGCTGGCGCATTCAGACTTGTGTCGTGCGGGTACAGCATGCGGCAGTCTTCAAGTTCGAAGTAGTCGCTCTGGTCGACAGTGACGCCGTCCATGACTTCGTGTGATTCGCGCGTATTGCCGACGCCGCTGATGCACCATTCCTTGACGAACGACACTTCAGTCGACTGCGCTGCGATGTCTGCGCTTTCTGCAAGTCCTATCATCGTTTCAGTCTGCGCGATTCGTCGTGCTTGCCATAGATTCAGCGGCGCGAATTC